AACAGCACTCAAGGTATTCAGTTTGACAGAACAGACTTAACACTTGTACTAGGTAAAAACTTAGACTTAGGTGGTGATGATAGTGGTGCTCGCAATGGCACAGGCAAGACTACTATCATTAATGCCTTAAGTTATGCATTGTATGGTGAGGCACTCACTAAGATTAGAAAAGAAAATCTAATCAATAAAACAAACGGCAAAGCAATGATGGTTACTATCGACTTTGAAAAAGACGGTAACCGTTATCGTATTGAACGTGGACGCAAACCAAATGTATTAAAGTTTTACGTTAACGACTCTGAGCAGGAAAATGACAATGCACAAGGCGATAGCAGAGAAACACAAAAAGAAATAGAACGACTGCTTGGTATGAGTCCTGACATGTTCAAGCATGTCGTTGCCTTAAACACTTATACTGAGCCTTTCCTTAGCATGCGAGCCAATGACCAACGTCAAATGATCGAGCAGTTGTTGGGTATTACCATGCTAAGTGAGAAAGCAGATGCTCTTAAAGAACAAATAAAAGAAACTAAAGACGCTGTTAAACACGAAGACTTTAGGATAAAAGCAGTTAAAGAAGCTAACGAACACGTTACTACACAAATCAGTAACCTCGAAAGACGTAGTGTAATGTGGGAAACTAAGAAAAAGGAAGACATTGTTAGTTTTCAAACTGCTATTACAGAATTAGAACGGGTAGACATTGAAGCAGAACTAGAAGCACATAAGTGTCTTGTTAACTACAAAGAACAAGAACGTAACATCAAAGATTTAGACAGTGCTATTACTGCTAACAAAAACACCATGGACTCTAGTGCTAAAAAGATTGAGAAGTATACAAAAGAACTAGAACAACTACGAGATCATAAGTGTTTTACTTGTGGTCAAGAGTTTCACGATGCTAAACAAGAACAACTTATTGTCAGCAAACAAGAAGACCTAGAAGAACTAGCAGAAGATATTGCTAATGCTGAACAAGATTTGCGTACACTAGAAGAAGCACGTGGACTTATTGGCGAACTCGAACCTTGTCCGCCTACATTTTACGACAGTATAGACGATGCTTACAATCATAAACAGCAAGTAGAAACTTTATTGACGCAGATGCAACAAAAGCAATCAGAAGAGAATCCCTATACAGAACAAATAGAAGACATGCAAAATACTGCGGTGCAAGATATTAACTACGATGAAGTTAACAGGCTACAACGTCTGCAAGAGCACCAGGACTTCTTGTTAAAACTGTTAACTAACAAAGACAGTTTTATTAGAAAAACAATAATTGATCAGAACTTGGCATACCTAAATGCTAGACTGAGTTACTACTTAGACAAAATTGGATTACCGCACCAAGTTAACTTCTTAAGTGACTTGACTGTAGACATACAGGAGTTAGGCAGAGAACTAGACTTTGACAATTTGTCACGTGGAGAGCGTAACAGACTTATATTAAGTTTAAGTTGGGCGTTTCGTGATGTATGGGAAAGTTTATATCAGCCTATCAACGTGTTGTTTATTGATGAGATGATTGATCACGGCATGGACAGTTTAGGTGTTGAGAGTAGTCTAGCAATTCTTAAAAAGATGGCACGAGAAGGCAACAAGGCAGTTTGGTTAGTAAGTCATAAAGACGAACTTGCAGGGCGTGTTAACAATATACTAAATGTTGTTAAGGAAAACGGCTTTACAAGTTATAACAATGATGTTGACATGGCATGAAAAATATTTTAATAGTGTTGACTTATGATAAACATTACTATAATATTTACAAAAGAAAGATTAAGTAATTAATGTCATATGATTATCCCTGGATCTATAAAGGAAAAGAGTTTACATCAGACGACATCGGCGAATATTATGGCTTTGTATATCGAATAACAAACACAACTAACGGGCACGATTATATAGGCAGGAAGTTCTTTCACACCATTAAGAAACGACCTCCCTTAAAAGGCAAGAAAAACAAAAGACATTCAAAGGTAGAAACTGACTGGAAAACCTATTGGGGCTCTAGTGAGCAACTACTAGCGGATATAAACACACATGGCAAAGAAAAATTCACTAGAGAAATAATCAGGCTCTGTAATACTCGAGGCGAAACAAACTACTGCGAAGCATATTATCAATTTATAGAAGGTGTACTGTTAAAAGAAAACAACTATAACGGTATAATCAACATACGACTTGGTGGTAACTCAGTAAAAGGTCTTCTGCTCGAGGACTTAAACACAAAAACTAAACTTTAACATCAGCCACTGATGCAGAGTGTTCTCTGTGTCCTATGAGGAGATTGCGGCAACGCATGGAACTTCCAAGAGTAGACTTGGAAACGGGACGGCAAACAGGCATTTAAGTGTAAAAACTAAATGATCTAGGCTCTGTGAAACAGATACAACCTAGGAGTCACTGTGAGTTGGCTAATTACGGCTCATATACTTCCGTTGCATGAAGCTAGAGTAAGGGGTACCGGGCAACCGCCTCTGTTCTGAAAAGAAATCTCTTTTAATTAGGATGGACTAAACTCAGATGATGTCTATTATTTCTCCTTGTAATAGGAGAAGTATGGCTCACATCTAGATGATGCAATTAAAAACAATCATTGTTCTTATTAAAAAAAGATTGTTTGAGCGAAGTGAAAACAATAGACTTACGTAGTAAGTCTCCTAAGTAATCGATGATTGTGTGTATAACTTGAATCTTCTGGAACTGAATCAAAAACAACTGCTCCCGCCCATAGTTTTGCGTTTTTGTGTATGGTTATTGATCTGTTATGACCTTCAGTAATAGTAACACTGAGTCCGATTCTCACATTGTCTTCGACTATAATACCACCTGCTAGTGTTGACCTAGCACCCACAATAACATTATTGCCTATAGTACATCTATGGCCTATGTATGTGTACCAGTCTATCACAGAGTAATTTCCCACTTTGCAAAAATGACTGATTCCTGAAAACGGCATTGCTATAATACCATGACCTAGTTCTGTGTCGTCTAACTGTTTGCAGTCTGGATGCATTAGATTAGTACACTTGATGCCATTATCCTCTAATAACTTGATGCGAGTCTTGCGTAAGTTATCTCCTGAGTGTTCTGGGTTATCTAAATTTTCTTTGCCGTCCCACCAGGACGTTAAAAAGAAATCATGGTCTTCGACAAATGCACGATCTTCTAGTATGCTATCTGCTCCTATTATAGGAACTCCACAGACTTCGTCTGTGTTTCCATAAAAATACTTGTCTATTAGACCTACTACATTACGTCCTAGGTCGTTTGCTACAAGTAATACATCGTATAAATTTCTTCTGTGTCCTACAAATACTATTGGTTTCATATTAAAAGAATGGTAGTTTAGATTTTTTAGTTGTTTCTAAGTTATCTTTAATGATGTCGTTAATAATTTCACGCTCTTGTACACTGAGGTTATATGCTTCCTCATAGGTAAGCCCGCCTCTCATGTACCAGCACATTTTAAGTAGATCTCTTTTTATGGCTTTTGAATCTTTATCTAATGATTTTAGATATTCTACTATTTCTTGGTCTGTAAATGCCAAAAGCCTTATTCGAAAAAAGCGGTATAGTCAAACTCAATAGGAACTTTATATTCCTTATTGCATTTGTCACAAGTTACCTGGTTGTCTGGCAACTTACCTTCTGCGTTTGTGTCGGCTATATACTTCTGTATTGAGTCCCAAACTTGCTTGGGTGCGTTGTCTAAGTACTCTCCAATGTGTCTAATATCGTTTACATCTTGTCCGTCGCTTGTGGTTATACTCTTAATGTTTGTTACTACAGATGCAAGATTCATACTAGAAACATCTTTGAAGATTTCCTTAAACTGTGAAAGTTTTTGCTCTTGTGACATATCACTATTATTAACTGTAGCAATCAGTCTCTGCTCTTGGTAGATGCGCATGCCTGCCTCATTACTTTCTTTATAGTTTTGCGGTCTTAGGTATACTTCTAAATCGTTAAGCATTAGAGGAGCGTGATAGTTGGGAGATTTAACTTGGTCTAACATTGTAGGCAAGTGTACTTCATAAGGACTCTCTTCTTGACACTCAGGGCATGTCGATCTAAAATCCATGTTTTCTCCATAACTTGCAATTCTAATTCCTATTAGGATAAAGTCAGTATCCATTGCTGGCATTCTCCAGGGATCCTTAATTTGTGGACAACAGCTCTTAATAACGTCTACTACACTCTGACCATTCATGAGTGCATCTGGAGTTTTTAGTGTTAACTCGTCTCTGGCGGTCATGGGGTATACAGCAACTTGATTATTTTCGTCTAACTCAAGTGTCCCTTCGGGCCAATAATTACCACCACTGGGCAAATTAATATATAAAGCCGGCTGTCTAAAATATTTTGTTAATGGATTGGACATGCATTTTTTCCTCGATAAATATTACTATATTTAATGTGATAAACTATGGATCCAGAAGTTCTTAGACTACTACAACAACTAGCACAAGGTAGCAATGCCGCATCTTTGGCTGCTGAACGGTTAGCAGTATCTTTAACTAACACCGACACTGCACTAACAGGGACGGCGTCAACTGCCAGTAAAACATCTAGCAGTTTAAGTAGCCTAACAGCAAAAGTAACCCCTTTAGGTGCCGCAATTAACGCAGTAGCACAGGCGGTAGCAGGTTATATAGGTGTTCAGGCACGATTAACACAGAGTGTTATACAGTTTCAGTCAGCAATCCACGACACAGAAGATGTTTTCAGCAACATGGCTCAAGGGATCGACCGTGAGTTCAACTATGCCAAAGACGCAATTAACTCTACTGTTGGTCCTTTTGCACAGTTGGCCAAACAAATACCTTTTCTTAGCAGTATTATTGGCGCCACAGAGTCGGCGGCAAAGGCTGCCTTAGATATAGTAAAAGAAGCCAATACACAAAACATGAAAGTGTTAACTGCCTCGTTCAATGCTATGGGAAATCTTACTGGAAGTTTCGGTGTGCTGACTCTAGAAGTTGAACAGTTTAGTAAAATGGCAACTGCGGCAGGTCTAACCAGCGATCAATTTAGTAGAATGCTAGTAACTAACTCTAAAAATCTAAGTGCTACATTTGGCGGAAGTTCAAGAGCCTCAAAGATTCTACAACAAGAGTTCAGTGCTTTAACTACGAAAGGAAACCAGACTCGTGCCACTTTCGTTGCAATGGGCATGAGCAACGATGACATGGCTGAAGCTATGGCAGAGTATGCCAACAACCAAAGGATATTAGGTTTAAGACAGCAATATGAGACAGGCGAGTTAAGCAAACGCACACTAGATTATCAGAGAAACCTAGCCGCTATTAGTGCGCTAACAGGTGAATCTGCTAAAGAACAACAGGCAGAACGTCGTCGACGTTTGGATCAAGCAAACTATCTCGCTAAGATTGAGCAATTAACTGCCGAAGGCAGAGCTGACGAAGCCATGGCACTGCAAGAAGCTGTCGACGTCGCCGCAAAATTTGGACCTGCATTTGAAAAAGTTGCTATAGAACAGGCTGTGTATGGCAGGGCTATAAGTGCAGAAGCCAACAAGACCATACTAACTAACAGAGCACTGGGACAAGCAACACAGGCTGCCATTGATGGCACTAACGGATTTACAGGCTCACAAGCAGAAGCACACGCTCAAGCTCTGCAAGTTTTCCAGGACAGAGAAGCTGAAATTAAGGCTGGCAGAGACGCTACAAGAGGTTTATCAATGCTTGCGGGTCTGACTGACAGTTCCTTTATTAATAGTGTTGGCGAAACGTTTGTAGTTACAAGGGATACCATTGCTAAGACTGGTACTATGGCAGACGAGTTTAATGCGGCTCTGGAAAAAACTATACTAACAGAAGAAGGACGTACTGCTCAGATAGCAGAAGAGTCTGCCAGACAGCAACGTATGCGAGTAGAAACTGAAGAGAACTCTATGAGCCAGATAGATTCAACTCTCAGGATTGCTACAGCATTTTCAGATATTGCAGAAGAATTGCAGAAGAGTAGACAAAAGCTGGTTAACGGAGTTACCGAGTTTACAAATGAATTAATTATAAGCACAGGCAAACTGTTTACCCCAGAGAATTACGAGCAATTAGCTAACAAGTACGATACTGCTAGAGCTAATGCTCAAGGACGACAAACGGTCGAACAACTACAAGAAGAAGGCGCAAAGACATATGAACGACGAGAAGCCTATAGAGTAGACCGGGTTAAGGACACAACTAACGGAGATACAGGAGAACTTGCTGAAGGTGCGACCCAAGGTAATCGACCATACGACAAAGGAGGCATCGCAGTTGGGCCTATTTCGGGATATAAAGCATTATTACATGGTATAGAAGCAGTTGTGCCACTGCCTGACGGTAAGAACATTCCTGTAGAACTTATGACAGATTCATTTGAAGAAAAACTTAGTGCAATGATATCAAGTTTAGCAAAAACGGACAGCTCTACAGACGACAGAATACCACAATTACTCAGTAGAATGGTAGCTCTCCAAGAGGAAATGACTAATCTACAGAAATCAAGTAACAAAACCAGTAACAGAATGGTTAGAGTAATGAGTTAATTGTCTTGACAGCGCACAACAATAAATAGTACAATACATAAAAGATACCTAAATGGCCTGGAAAAAATACTTTAAAATATCAAACGACGTAGACCCTGGATATATCACAGAGGCAAGCAAAGCAAACCCTGGATATAGAAATTATCAGAGTCAACTACCTGAAGTCTATATTGGACACCCTAATCGTATTGAACGTTACACACAGTACGAACAAATGGACATGGACTCAGAAGTTAATGCGGCATTGGATACTATTGCTGAGTTCTGTACACAAACTAATATAGAGAACGGCACAGCATTTGATATTCATTTCAAAGACACGCCTAGTGACAGCGAAATTAAAATTATTAAAGAACAACTACAAAACTGGTGTAGTCTAAATAAATTAGATCAGCGTATCTTTAAGATGTTTAGAAACATTTTAAAGTATGGTGATCAAGTATTTGTGAGAGACCCAGAAACATTTGAAATGTACTGGGTGGAGATGAGTAAGGTTGTTAAAGTCATTGTTAACGAAAGCAATGGCAAAGAACCAGAACAGTACGTAGTTAAGGATCTTAATCCTAACTTCCAAAACTTAACTGTGTCAGCAGTTACAACTAGTGATGTATACACTAACCACCCACAGGTAGGTGGTCCTAACGGTAGTTACATACAACCTAATGCACCCTACGGCAGTGGCGGTAGCCGCTTCAGCAATGCGCAAAATGAGTCTGTTGTTAATGCAGAACACGTTGTACACGCTAGTCTGACAGAAGGTTTAGACGTTAATTGGCCCTTCGGAAACAGCATTTTAGAGAATGTTTTTAAAGTCTTTAAGCAGAAAGAACTACTTGAAGACGCTATTATTATATACAGAGTACAGAGAGCTCCGGAACGTAGAGTATTTTATGTTGACGTAGGTAACATGCCAAGTCACATGGCTATGGCGTTTGTGGAACGTGT